ACTGACCTTGAGATATTAAAGGATGCCGGAATAATTTTGGCCTTTGAATCCGGCAATGGGTGCTATAGCGGCGAGGAGGCCGAGGTGTTTATTACTGCCTCTGATTTTCTTGAACGTGCGATTCGGCGAATTAAGATGAAAGGTGAGGACGCGATTGAAGCGAGCATTAAAAACTGCGGGTCATTTCAGTAATAGGGTTTGTAGCCCTTATCATGTGTCCGCAATATGACGCCTCCATTTTGATGATTGTGCTATAATTGCACAATGAGCTATTCACAATGCACCGCGATGTGCAGCAACGAGAAGCATTTTTTCATGTGGCCGAATACTACGAATGGGCGGTTGCGTGACAATACGACCGTTAATCCGATGTCGCCGTGTCGCTGCATTTGTGGATGTATGATTTTGTATCCAGATGGGAGGGTGTTTAATTGCAATGACAAAAATCGAAATAATTAAACTGGCCGACCTGACACCAGACCTGAATAATGCCAACAGGGGTACAGAGCGTGGCCGATGGATGCTGGAACGTAGTCTGGAAAAGCTTGGTGCTGGCCGTTCGCTTCTGTTGGACAAAAACGGCCGTATCATTGCCGGCAACAAAACGGCGGGCGTTGCCGGGGAGATTGGTATTGACGACGTGGTCATTGTGCGCACGGATGGGAAAAAGCTGGTGGCCGTGATGAGGGAAGACCTCGACTTGGATGACCCGATTGGTCTAGCGCGTGAACTTGCCTTCGCCGATAATCGTACCAGTGAAATCGGATTGGCGTTTGATCCGGCTGTTATCGCTGATGATTTGGCGGCTGGATTGGATTTGGGGGACTGGTGGCAGGATTTTGAGTTGGAAGATTTGGGGGTGTTGCTTGGCGATGAGTTGCAGCCAGGGGATGCCGAACCGGATGTGAGCCGGGCGGATGAGTTGCGGGAAGAGTGGCAAACGGCCGTTGGGCAGCTGTGGCGGCTGCCGTCTCGGACTGATGGGCAAGAACATCGGTTGATTTGCGGAGACTGTACGGATGAGGCGGTGGCGGGCGCAATCAACCCAACTGCACATACGTTGTTTTATGATCCGGAATGGAATGATATGGTGGTGCCTTTGCGTGATTATGCAAACGTGTTAGCTTTTTGCGATGGGTTTAGGGTGTCTGATGTTATCAGCTTGTTTGGTTCACCCGTATGGGTTTTTATTTGGGACTGCGTAACATCATGGTACACGCCAAATAGACCTTTGCGTCGGGGGAAGTTGTGTTTGTGGTATGGTGACATTAACAAGTATAATTTTAATGGGGCGCATTATGGGGATGCTGGCAATGTTCGCAATGTAAAAAACACACGAGGAGCATACGAGTTTGTGCCTGATTCGCGGGGAAAGCACTTATCAGATGTTTTCAGCTTGCCCATAACAAAATTGCACGCGGAATCAGACCATAATCATAGTAAGCCGTCTGATTGGATTAGACTGTTAATTGCAAACTGTACTGCTGGCGATATATATGATCCATTTTGTGGAAGTGGGGAATCTATCATCGCCGCTGAAAACTTGGCTCGCCAATGCCGGGCAGTTGAAATTAAGCCATCATATGTGGCGGTGGCGTTACAACGATATAAGGACGCTTTCGGTATTACACCGGAATTGATTGTGCATGAGCAAGATATCTAATGATGCTGCTGGATTCGTTTCGGATTGCGATACCCATCCGGCAGGTATCGCTGCAAATCCTTTTTGATATAATGCTTTACGCCAAGCCGATTGACCGTTTCCAAAACGCGATGGGTGTATTCTTCCCAGTCGGTGGATTTTGTCATCGGCAGATAGTTGGCGCGGCCAATTTTGTAAAGATCAACGAACTCATGAGTATGTTCGATTATTTCCAGGCTGCTATCAGCATCAAGCGTCGGTTCCAACGAGACCCAGGTGAATATCCCGGCCTCGTGGAACTTCTTCAGCGTGGTGATTCTGTCACCTGGCAGCGCCGCGCCCCGTTCCCACTTGAGACTAAACGAATCGTTCAGGCTGGTGAGGGTGCTGGCGAAGGCGTCGCGGTCTGGCCGGAAAAGATGCAGGTCGCGCAGGGCGCGGCTGCCGCCTTTGGTCAGGGTGCAAATGCCCAGGCCATAGGTTTGCAGGATGGCGATTGTCTGCTGGGTGAGAGCGTTGTCTCCGGGATGATAGGGGTCGGTGGTGAAGGAAAGCATCACTTGGCCGGTCAATTCCTTTTTTTTGTACTTGACTGCGTCTTTTATCAGATGCTTGATATAATTTGGACGCGGTATTGCGCCTGCATCAAACTCTTGGCGCGTCATGCGCAAAACTTTTGGAACGTAGCAATAACTACATTTGTGGCCGCAGCCCCGGTACGGGTTGGCGGCAAGTGGGGCGTATTCACCCGCCTGGCCTCTGGGGGCGTATATGAATGAGCAATTCTTGATGGATACGCCGTCGGGGTTAATGGTTAACGGCCGTCCTCCAAGACGGCCGTTAACGCGGGCGGCGGCTGTTTTGGCCTCGCTTTTTACCTTGCCGCCCTTCGTGCCTAAAACGGCAGCTGCTTCGAGTAATTCTAATTGTGACATGTTTACCTCCATTGAATTGATAAAAAACCTAACTAATTATAACCCATTCGCTTGGGTTTGACAACGGTGATTGTACCTGATAATTTTGTAGAATGAGTAGAGGCAAGAAAAAAGGCGCGACCGGCTTTACTGCCGCCCAGTTCATAAAGGCGATTCCCGGTACTGGGGGGATTGTGACAACCATCGCCAAGCGGGTCGGTTGCTCGTGGCAAACTGCCAAAAAATACGTCACTGAATATCCAACTATCGCGGCGGCTTACAAGGCGGAATGTGAGACGGTGGTGGATATGGCTGAGGGGATTTTGCTAAAATCCATCAAGGGGGGGAACACGCAGGATGCAAAATGGCTATTGGCGCGACTGCGTCGGGAGAAGTACGCGGAGCGACATGAAGTTACCGGGGCGGATGGAACCCACCTGATCTTCAATGTGAGATTGCGCCATGCCGACGATTGATGTCAATATAGATACGGCCGTTTTTAATCGCGTCTACTTGCCGTATCTCGATTGCATGGCGCGAACACAGATTTATTTTGGTGGATCATCGTCGGGGAAATCAGTGTTTTTGGCGCAGCGGGACGTGTACGATATCCTTCGTGGTGGCCGGAACTTCCTCATATGTCGCATGATTGCCAGAACGATTCGCGGGTCGGTTTTTAATGAGATTTTGAAGGTCATATCAGATTGGGGGTTACAATCACAGTTTGCTGTGAATAAAAGTGACCGGATCATCACTTGCGCCAACGGGTATCAGTTTTTGTTTGTTGGCTTGGATGATACGGAGAAAATCAAGAGCGTGACACCAGCTAAGGGCGTTATCACTGACATCAGAATTGAGGAGGCGACGGAAACTGACCGAGCCAGCATCAAACAATTGTACAAGCGGCAGCGGGGGGGCGACCCGAATATAAAAAAGCGGCTGACGTTATCCTTCAATCCTATTCTGCAAATTCATTGGATTTATTCTGAGTATTTTTCTGGTGTTGGGTGGGCGGATGACGAGACGAAATACCAAGATGACAGTCTGTCAATTCTGAAAACGTGGTATATTCACAATAGATTTTTGACAGATGAGGACGTGCATGACCTCGAAAATGAAACAGACCTCTATTTTCGGGATGTTTATACGTTCGGAAATTGGGGCGTTTTGGGCAATGTTATTTTTACGAATTGGCGCGTTCAAGATTTGTCAGAAATTAGAAATCAATTTACGAATTATCGAAACGGTCTTGATTTTGGATTCAGCAGCAATCCGGCAGCGATAGTGGCGACCCACTATGACAAGAATAGAAAAACAATTTACATTTACGATGAGCTTTATGAGACAGGATTAACAAATGATATTTTGGCCGTTGAGGTGAAGGCGCGAATCGGCCGTGATGGGATAACCTGTGACAGCGCCGAGCCAAAATCAATCGCGGAGTTAAAGCGGCATGGCGTAACCGCTATGCCAGCCCTCAAGGGTAAAGATAGCATCAATCATGGCATCCAATGGCTTAAGCAACAATCTATTATTATTGATGTTTCATGTGTCAATATGAAAAAGGAACTTCAGCAGTACAAGTGGAAAGAGGACAGGGCCGGAATTGCATTAGACCAGCCGGTA